ATATAGCCTGTCTTATAGTGTCTTGTCTATCTTTTAGTTGATTTTTAAAATAAGTAAAAAAGTTTTCTATTCGCATGATTATTTTTTAGGTGTATTAGCAATTAAATTAAAAGATAAAGCAACTCTTGGTTTGTCCGATTGATAAGGTAATGTGTAATGAGGCATCATACTTGGAAACATATATAAACTGTTTGGCTGCATAATATCGGAAAAATCCATATCGGGAAAAGCTATCTGTCCTGCCTTATCGTCAGAATCTATACAGAAAACACCAGACCATTGATTAGCATTAGAACCTAGATGAGTATGAGGTACAGTTTTTTCTCCTTTTTTAAACTGCATACCCCAAAATTCTTCAAAATCGTAAGAAGGAACAGTCACGTGATAATTTCTTAAACATATACAAGTATGTAAATGACTTAGAACAATGCTTTGAAATTTAATGTAAATAGGCTCTTCAAGCATTTTATGATATGTCGTCATATTTGCTTGAACATTTGTTTTACGATTCATAGAATCTTTTTCAGTTAATTCTAAGGTTTTATCTAAAAGTTCTTTTAAATAATCATCCTCTAAAATATTATTAAAAATATAAACAGCGTAGTGTCCTTGATTAGTATTTTGAACAATTCTTGTGTTAAATTTTAAATCTATTCGCATGATTTCATTTGGTCAGCTAATTTTTTGCAGCGATTTGGAGTTTGTTTATTCCATTTCGAGTCGAGC